GAAGTACAGTTGCTAATATTGAAGTTCCTTTTAGGGGTCGTAAATTAATGGTAGCTGGGGATAGAACATTCGATCCTTGGTCAGTTACTATAATTAACGATAATGACTTTAAAATACGTAACTCTTTTGAGCAATGGATGAATGCTATAAACGACCATGTAACTAACACCGGTGCGATTAAACCAGCTGATTATATGGCTGAAATGAGAGTCACACAACTTAATAAAAAGGGTGAACCTCAAAGGGAGTATGTAATACATAATGCTTTCCCAACAGCGTTAGGTGCTATTGAGTTGGATTATGGTGCAGAAAGCACGATTGAAGAATTCAGTGTTGAATTCCAAATCATGCATTGGACATCTGTCGGGGCTCCGAACAATGATGGTGGTTCTAATATTGCTGGTTTATTAGGTAATACTAGTATTGGCGCAGCGTTAGGTGCACTAGGTATCATATAGTAAATTTATCATAATAACATAAGGAGTGCCGAAAGGCACTCTTTTCTAAGTGTTATAAATAATATTTTAAGTACTAATTTTTTAGGATATTAAATGGCAGAAGATAGAAATAGTTTATTTGGGTGGCGTTTTACAAGAAAAGCCGCAGAAGAAAAAAAACCAGTCTCGTTTGTAACTGATAGCGAGGACGGTGCGTTTGAAATCAACCCCACTGGCGGATATTTTGGCCAGTATATGGATTTGCAAGGGGATAAATTTCAAAACGATAAAGAACTAATAATGAAATATCGTACAATATCTTCATATCCAGAAGTGGATATGGCGATTGAGGACATATGTAATGAAGCTATTACTGAAGAAAGTGGCATTATCGTCTCATTAAATCTTGATGAACTTGAACAAAATGATGGTATTAAAGATTTAATTCAAGAAGAATTTAATAGAGTTCTTACTATAACTAATTTTAAAGGTGTAGCATACGATTTATTTAGACGTTGGTATATAGATGGTCGATTATTTTTTCATGTTATACTTGAAGAAGGCAAGCCTCAAAATGGTATACTTGAACTAAGACAAATAGACCCTATTAAAATTCGTAAAATTAAAGAAATTGAAAAGGTTAGAGACACTAAGACTGGTGCTGATCTTACTAGAGAGGGTAAGGAATATTATGTATTTCAAGATGAAGCTTTAGGTCAACAAGGGGAAGGCTTAAGAATTAATACAGATGCTATTATCCAAGTTAATTCAGGTCTATTAAATGAAGAACGTAATAAGGTCATTGGTAATTTACAAAAAGCACTTAAACCTTTAAATCAATTAAGTATGATGGAAGACTCTCTTGTCATTTACAGGATTTCGAGAGCACCGGAGAGACGTATATTTTATATAGATGTTGGTAACCTACCTAAAGGTAAGGCTGAGGAATACCTTCAGAATACTATGAATAGGTATCGTAATAAAATAGTATATGACCCAACAACTGGTAATCTTAAAGATGAAAAAGTTCATCGTAATGTTATGGAAGACTTTTGGCTACCTCGTAGAGAGGGTGGTCGTGGAACTGAAATATCTACTCTCCCAGGTGGACAAAACCTTGGTGAAATTGAAGATATACAGTATTTCCAACAGAAGTTATATAAGGCTTTAAACATACCAATGTCACGTTTAACTGAAGCTGATGCATTCTCAATAGGACGTTCATCAGAAATTACTCGTGACGAGCTTAAATTCCAAAAATTTATAAACAGAATTCGTAACAAATTTTCAAATTTATTCTATGAAGCACTTAAAAGACAATTAATACTTAAAAAAGTTATTTTACCAGGTGAATGGAAAGAAATAAAAGAAGGTATTAATATTGAATATTCACGGGATAATTATTATGCTGAACTTAAAGATTCAGAAATTCTTAAAGAAAGAATAGAAATGGTACAAATGATGGACGAATATATTGGTATGTTCTGGTCTAAATCATGGATACGCCGTAATATTCTTAAATTATCTGATGATGAAATTAAACAAATTCAGAAAGATAATAAGAAAGATCCACTTAAGCCAGGAGATATCCAAGCAGACTTGGCAAAATCTACAATATAATACATAATGTATACAAAAAGTATACTGGAAATAAACAATTTTATAAATAAGATACAGAAAGATTATGAGCACGAGAAATTTAATTAATAATATAAAAAAGGGTGACGCACAAAAGAGTAATAATGTTTTTAATAGTATTATGCAAGATAAAATACTTGGTGCGTTAGATAATCATAAACAAGAAGTTGCTTCAAAGATGTATGGAGCATCTAATGATACTCCAGCGGTCGAAAAGCCTGCTGTGGAGACAGAAGGGGAAGAAGCAACAGATGTTAACGTTTAAAGAATCATTTAACGAAATAATAGAAGCTAAATTAAAGTTACCCTCAGGTGAAAAGGTAGCCAAGGAATTAACCAAACTTGGAAAGAAGAAGAAAACTACAGCAGTCATTACAAATAAATTTAATTTGTATATTGATGGCATAAAGCTTGACAAATATAAGTCAGTGAAAGATGCTGAGGATTCTCTAAAAGATTTCATCAATTTAATGGGAGCATAAATGAAACTAATCACAGAATATATTGGGAATTCCCAACTTGGATATTCAATCCAAGAAGGTAAAAATGGCAAAAAGAGTACTTTCTTAGAAGGTATCTTTATGCAAGCAGAGAACAAAAATAAAAATGGTAGAATTTATACCAGGGAAGTTCTAACTAAAGCTGTTGACCAATTTGTAAATGAGCAAGTAATTACAGGACGGGCAGTGGGAGAATTAAACCACCCTGAAAGTCCTGCCATTAATTTAGATAAAGTTTCACACAGAATTACCGAACTCAAATGGGACGGTAATAACGTGTTAGGAAAAGCACTTATATTAGATACCCCTATGGGACAGATTGTTAAAGGTCTTGTCGAAGGTGGTGTTCAATTAGGAGTGTCAAGTCGTGGTATGGGAAGTTTGGATTTTAAAGACGGTGCCAATTACGTTAGGGATGATTTCATGCTTAACACAATTGATATTGTTCAGGACCCATCAGCACCTAATGCATTTGTAAATGGCATTATGGAAGGTGTTAATTGGGAATCGGATGGTCACGGTCATTATTATGCTGAACTTATTGATAAAGGTGAGACAGAAGTGAAAAAACCTGAATTGTTCTCGGAAGAGCAGCAATCTGCAGGATTTGAGCATTTCCTCTCTAAACTATAATCTCTAGAAGGAGAAAACAATGTCTGAAGTTAAAGACGAAAATGTTGAAGAAACTATAGACGAGGTTATTGTAGAGGATACGCAAGTAGAAGCTGAAGCGGATTTAGATATCCCTGAAGCACCTCTTACAGCAGCTCGTACAGTATCAGCAATTAAAGCTTCTTTGACAGAAATGTCAAAAGAAGGCCTTGACGAAATCTTTGAAGCAGCCGAAAAAGCTAAAGCGAAAGCTAAGCTTGAGGATGACGATGAAGATGAGGACGAGGATGATGAAGACGAAGGAGATGTAGAAGAAAAAAGTAAGTCTAAGAAGGAAAGTAAAAAATCCAAGAAAGAGACTGTAGATGATGCGGGTGACCTTAAAGGTGGCAAGGAAGATCAACCAGATAACAAAGCTGACAAACTGAAAAAGAAGAAAGCGAAAGCTGACGACGGTTCTGAAGGTGATGTGGTTGAAAAGAAAGGCAAATTTAAGGAAGACGTTGAAGCTCTAGTTAAAGACGAGGACACATTGTCTGAAGGCTTTAAAGAGAAAGCATCTACAATTTTTGAAGCTGCATTAAATTCAAAAGTAAATGCTGAAACAGCAAGATTGGAAGAGCAATATGCTTCTGATTTGGCTGGAGAAGTTGAAGCTATTAAAGAAGATTTGGTTGACAAAGTAGACGGATACTTAACGTATGTCGTTGAAAACTGGATGAAAGATAATGAAGTTGCAATTGAGCATTCTTTAAAATCTGAAATCACTGAATCATTTATTAATTCACTAGGTCAATTATTTAAAGAGCATCACATCAATGTTCCAGAAGATGCGGGAGATATTTTAGATTCCCTATCTGAAGAAGCTAAAGATGCTAAAACTCAATTAAATGATGCAACCGAAAAGGCTATGGAATTGTCAGAAAAAGTTAAAGCTTATGAAAGACAAGATATAATCCGTGAAGCATGTAAAGGTTTGGCCGCAACTGAAACTGCAAAATTAACTGAATTGACAGAAGCTATTGAAGCTGATGATAATGAAAGTTTTGCAACTAAAGTAGCTACAATTAAGGAATCTTACCTTAATAAAGATACCCCGGCAAAAGATGCTCCAGAAGTGGACGCAATTACCGAGGATTCACAAGAAAACCAAGAAGTGTCTGATACAATGCAGGCTTACTTGGACGCAATCTCGCGAACTTAATTAATCCATAGGAGAATTAAATGGAAGAAATTAATCAAATACAATTACAGGAAAAATGGGCTCCTGTACTTGATTCACAAGATGCCGGCAAAATTGCAGATCCTCATAGACGTGCAGTTACAGCGGTAGTTCTTGAAAATCAGGAAAAAGCTTTTGCACAGGAAAGAGCTCAAATTACTGAGATCGCAGCCAACAAAACTGGCGGTGGCGTTGATAATTGGGACCCAGTCCTAATTAGCTTAGTAAGACGTGCAACTCCTGCTCTTTTGGCATTCGATTTAGTTGGCGTACAGCCAATGACTGGTCCTACTGGTCTAATCTTTGCTATGAAGAGCCGTTATACTACTCAGGGTGGCGATGAAGCGTTATTCGATGAAGCTGCTACAGCTTTCTCGGGTGGTTCTTCTGGTTCTGGCACTGCTTCTGATAATCCTTTCGCAGGTGACTCAGGTGATGGTGACTCTGTAGATGACTATACTCCAGGAATGGGGCTATCTACAGGAGCGGCTGAAGCTCTAGGTAATACTGGTAATGCAATTGCTGAAATGGCATTCTCAATCGATAAGACTACTGTGACTGCAAAGTCTCGTGCTCTTAAAGCTGAGTATACTATTGAATTAGCTCAAGACCTTAAAGCGGTACATGGTCTTTCTGCAGAAACTGAATTGGCAAACATTTTGTCAACTGAGATTCTTGCTGAAATGAATCGTGAAATTATCCGTAATATTAACCTTAACTCTGTAACATCAGTTTTAGCCTCTGGCGAATACGATATGACAGATGCTACTGATAATGCTGGTGCTCGTTGGTTGGTTGAAAGAGTTAAAAGCATGGTTTTTGCTATTGAAAAAGAAGCAAACCAAATTGCTGTTTCTACACGTAGAGGAAAAGGTAACTTTGTTATCGTTTCTCATGGTGTGGCAGCTGCTTTAAATTCAGCAGGTGCAATGGATACTGGTCTAGGACTATCTGGTCCTCAAGGCTTTGATTCAGATGCTACTGGTTCACTATTTGCTGGTACTTTAAACGGTCGTATGAAAGTTTATATTGACCCATATGCTGCAGTAGATTATTACACAGTTGGTTATAAGGGTACTAATCCTTATGATGCTGGTATGTTCTATTGTCCATATGTACCATTAAGCATGATGAAGACAATTGGTGAGTCTGACTTCCAACCACGTATCGGATTTAAAACTCGTTACGGTTTGGCTGACAACCCATTTGTTACTGCTGGTGCAGGCGCAAACGTATATTACAGAAAACGTAAGGTTGTTAACCTGTAATCTGTTAAAAAATATACAACTAAACCCGGCGAAAGCCGGGTTTTTTCTTTATAAATACATATATGCCAAACTTTTTAAATCCATCATCGTTCGTATTAACACTTGACTCACAGACATATTCTGGTGTGGAGTTTACAGTGCAAACTATGATGCTTCCTGATGTTACTTCTGAAGGTGCACCTTTACCATTTAAAAATGTAAATGTTGCAATGGCTGGAGATAAATTAGCTTATGGTGCATTTGAAGTATCTTATTTGATTGATGAAGATCTTTTAAATTATAAAGAAATTTATGATTGGATGAAATTAAATACAGAAACAGAACATATAGACGCAATAATTGGTAGTAATCATACACGAGATTTAACTTTAACTATAATGAATTCTGCTAATAATGTCACTAAACAAATCAATTTTATTGATGCTTATCCGACAAGTCTTTCATCATTACCATTTGATATTACAACTGTTGATGTAGAATATCTAACTGCGGTTGTAACATTTCAATATTCCTATTACGAATTCTTATAATAAATACTTTATATTATGATAGAAGAAATTATAAAATGGATTAATGAATTCGTCTCAGTACACAATGAGACTTTAAACAATACCCCCTGTCCATACGCTAAAAATGCATTAGTTAAATATGTAGAGACAGATAACGTTGGGGAAGAATTAGCAAATACATTTAATACTTGGGATGATTCTGCAGAAGTTGTATGTTTATATACTGCTACTGAAAATTATACACCTTATGATTTACATCATTTAGTAATGGAATGGAATAATACAGTAATGCCAGCTGACCTTGTTGCTTTAGAAGACCACCCACATAGTCCTGAAATAATTAATGGTACACATATGAACTTTGGAAAATGCAGTTTAATATTAGTACAAAGGCTGAGTAAATTAACTGAAG